CATTAACTTCTCCTTTTCTATATGTGTGTGTGAGTTCTAAGGTTCGTCACGTACCTCGGGTCTTTCCCCGACGCTACCTTTTTATGGCATAGGACATGCCCTTCATTTTTTAAAAGCTGAAGACGCTTGTCAGTGTTAACCACTAATGGTTTCTACTAACATCTTTATTTATATTATAGTACTATAATATTCGACGAAAGTCGAGTGTTATTTTTGCATTGCCGTTATACATTTTTTGCATACCTCATAAAACAATTTTATAAACCCATAAAAATTACCTGGTTGTTATTATCTGCTACGATAGTATAATAGTATTACGTTTAACAAAAAGGAGAAAGAAGATGTCAGAAAAGATCGACACTAGCAACATGGGCGGCAACACCCGAAACGTTCAAAACCCTCGCAACACTTACAAGGACGAGGATTTAATACCACACACTACAGACTTTAAAAAGAGAACCAAAAGTCTGGAAGAACTCGAAAAATACAGAGGATAATATTATGAAAAAACTAATAGCAATGTTCGTTGCACTAACGACTGTTGGAACAGCACAAGCCTATGACGGAGAAGTTGTAGTTACATTCAATAGAGAACTACCTGACGGAGTATATAACTTTACAAGAGTATACGAAGACAAGGATGCCTTTGAAATGTGGTTGCAGGACAGATTAGAAGCCAAAGGTTGCGATCCATATCTAACCGATATGAAGATACAGTTCAAGCCAAGAAGTCCATTAGACTTCCCTGTACCGGATAAGTGATCCATATAGCCCGCTTTTCGCGGGCTTTTTCTCCTTTGATGTAAATACTACGACAAGCACACGTCGAGCTTGTTATCTAAAGTGAGCGACGGGGTAAAGCCGTCAAGCAGAGGAGAACTAAAATGGACGCACTCACCTTATGGAGCCTTGTAGGCTTCTTACTTGCTGCCTATGCAGTTATAGCCAATGATTCAGTACAAACTCTCGGTACATGGATGGCATCTAACAATGAGAGATTCAACTACAAAGTATTATGGGGAGCCGCAAGTGCAGTGTTGCTTGCAACCTTATGGTATGGTTGGAGTGTAAATGGTGGAGACATCAGTTACGGACGATTAAACAAAATACCCTGGCAAGAGGTACAATGGTATCACGCAGCCGCACCTGCTATCCTAGTTGCATTGACTAGACTAGGTGTGCCAGTATCAACATCATTCTTGGTGCTATCAGTATTTGCTTCAACCTTTGTGTTGGAGAAGATGCTTATGAAATCGATTATGGGTTACGGTGTTGCAGCCGCATTTGCATATGTAGTATGGTTTGCAATACACAAATACTTTGGCAAGTGGTATGATGAAACAAAGCCAGTAGACGAAGGCAACAAACGCTTTTGGCGCATTGCACAATGGGGAGCAACAGGCGGATTGTGGTGGACATGGCTGAGTCATGACATTGCAAACATTGCAGTGTTCCTACCACGAGTAGTGCCAGTGGATCTAATGATGTTTATATCAGTTGTGTTTGTAGTAGGCTTGTTCTTTATGTTTAGAGAGAAGGGCGGCAAGATCCAACAGATTGTATTGGAGAAACACAACACACGTTATGTGCGTAGTGCGACACTGATCGACTTGTTCTATTGGTTGTGCTTGTACTTCTTCAAAGAACTGAATGATATTCCAATGTCGACAACATGGGTATTTGTAGGTTTGCTTGCAGGTAGAGAACTAGCAATGGCAACATACTTTGGTAAACAGAAAACTAAAAGTATCTTCCCACTAGTCGCAAAAGACTTTGGTAAGATGATGGTAGGCTTGGGTGCAAGTGTTGCACTGGTCCTAGCAATACATTACGTTATTGTTCCAAGCGGACTGTAATGTTTTGGAAAGGCAGTGTGCGACGGCACTGCCTTTTTTCTTGACTTCTGAGTCGAAGTATGTTTAAATAGCAGTATGAAAATATTAATTGCAGGCTATGGGTTCGTTGGACGAGCGCATCACGAAGTACTAAAGTCTAAACATGATGTAGTGATCAATGATCCTGCACTTGGGTACACTGATTCGTATGACGATGTTGATGCTGTTATTGTATGTGTAAGCACACCGCCAAGACCGGATGGCAGTTGTCATATGGACAATGTGTACGAAGTAATTGAAGCAGCACCTGATGTTCCTATCCTAATCAAAAGCACAATTAGCGTTGAAGGATGGGATATGTTAGTAGATGCATTTCCTAATCGCATGCTAAACTTTAGCCCAGAGTTCTTACGTGCCGCAAGTGCAGTAGAAGATTTACAGAATATGAAACTAATGCTCTTAGGCGGAACATCATGTAGTTTCTGGAGAGATGTGTTTAAAGTAAATGTAGAGATTGCAGACCCACGTGAACTAATACTAGCCAAATATGCTCGCAACAGTTTCCTTGCACTAAAGGTAGCGTTCTTTAATCAGATGTATGACTTGTGTGATGCATTAGACGTTGAATACTCAGCAGTTGCACACTACACTACCATGGACGAACGCATTGGCGACAGTCACAGTTTTATCACAGACGACCGAGGATTTAGCGGACACTGTTTCCCTAAAGATTTAAATGCACTCATAACAACAGCTCAACGTAATAATGTTGATCTAAGTATACTAAAACAAGCAAACACATATAACAAGACTATTAGAAAGGACATAGTTTGAAAATGAAGATCATCACGGGAAATGCTAACCCGCAATTAGCACAAGAGATTGCTGAGTGTTGCTTCGCAACTCTAGTCCCTGCGAAAGTTAGTACGTTCGCAGACGGCGAAAGTAGTGTAGAGTTTTTAGAAAACATACGCGGTGAAGATGTATTCATTATTCAAAGCACAGCAACACCAGTTAACGATAGTTTAATGGAACTATTGATTATGATTGATGCAGCCAAGCGAAGCAGTGCTAGTAGAATTACAGCAGTTATTCCATACTTTGGTTATGCTAGACAAGATCGTAAGAGTGCAAGTCGCACACCTATTACAGCAAAGCTAGTTGCTAACCTATTAACAACAGCAGGCGCAGATAGAATCCTTACAATGGATCTACACGCAGGACAGATACAAGGCTTCTTTGACATTCCAGTTGATGATTTAACAAGCCGTGTGGTGTTTGCCAAAGACATCAAACGTACAATTGGCATTGTAGATGATCCAACAGTAGAACAATCTGCTACAGTATTTGTGTCGCCAGACGCAGGTGGTGCAGTGCGAGCTCGTAAGTTTGCTGACATGTTCAACGGTGACATTGCTATTGTAGACAAGATGCGTCCTGAAGCAGGCAAGAGCGAAGTTATGAACTTGATTGGTAATGTACAAGGCAAACACGCTATTCTAGTTGATGACATCATTGACAGTGGCGGTACTCTATGTAAGGCTGCTGATGCAATTATGAAAGCCGGCGCACTAAGTGTTCGTGCATATATTACGCATGGTGTACTGTCAGGCGAAGCGTGTCAACGTGTTGAAAAGAGTGTACTGGAAGAACTAGTAGTAACAGATACTATCAAGGATCGTTGCCCTAAAAATTGCAAAAAGACACGACAGGTTAGTGTCGCGCCTTTGATTGGTGAAGCACTTCGTCGTATTACAAACGAAGAGTCAGTTAGCAATTTGTTTACTTAGATTGAACGTTCTCTTTACCTTGAGCATGCATCTCTAGGTTGGCAATGTAAAAGTTCATTCCGTGGTCACTAAAGTTATCAATGCTGCCTGCTTTGATACCCATCCACATGCCACGCATACGATCTTTAAAACGTTGCCAGCCAGTGGGCTTACGAACATTGCCATAAGCATTCATATAGTGTTCTTCACCGTGATGTTTGTAGCCCATGATACGCAACGGTACACGAGTAACGATGTCATTGTTGTTGACCCAGCGGTGGTGCGTTACATTTAAACTTTTACAATAACCTCTCCAACCTACTCTAGGTGAACCGTATGTGTATAGTTCAACAGGATCATTTAGTTCGATATTGTGCATACAACGACTTGCCATAATAGTTGCCATTGCTGCTCCTAACGAGTGTCCACAGAACCAAAGTGTTTTGCCTACATTAACCGTGCGTAGAATATCTTCTTCTACCATAGGCCAAAGCTCGTCTACTTCTGCTTTAAATCCTCTGTGTACTCTTGACACTGTTTCTGCCATAACTGGTATTGCTTTTAGATCTGCTTTGATGTCGTTAAACTCGCTTGGCTGTGTTCCGCGACACGCAATGACTAAATCTTCTTTGTTCATGAAGCGGTATGCCTGCGCTCCATCTTTTTCGTAAAACTCTGTTGTTGTAAACCCTAATTTTTTTGCTTGTTTTTTAGCTTCTTTTGTGTTACTATAAGCAATACTAGCAAGTTTAGCAAATAATAAGGATCTTTCTTTGAAATTCATCTCTGATATTGACATTATGCCCTCCTTCGTATCATTAGTATTTAACCTGTTTGTTAACTAAATACTTTATAGGAAATATTAATATGAAAAAGCGTACACGATCTATACTACAAGAACTAAACGATTTAGGCAGTTCACGCAACTCTGATTATATTATTGAGCAGCGTGGCGCAAATCTTATTGAAAGTGCAACTAATTTGCTGTCACTAATAGCGCAAACTTATGATTCAGAAACTGCTGGAGAAATAGAGCGTAGATTTATTAATGCAATTAAGAGCGGTGATGTAAAGAAATTCAAACGTGGTATTACAAAAGTAATTGAGAACAAAAATGACAAATAAACTTTTTGAAGGCGGGAGCATGCCTGGAGTAGGACCAATCCACATTGATGAGATTAATCCTACCCTTGATGCACTAGAGAAAGCACTAGGCATTGATCTAAAGAATAACGTGCTAGGTTCAGTAGGTAAGAAAGAGTTCAGCGGTGACATTGATGTTGCTATCCAAGTTGCACCAGATGCAATTCCAGAACTAGTTAAAAAGATTGAAGCAACGCCTTTGGTACTTGACATGGCTAAGTCAAGTGTTATTATGACAAAGGTTAAGATTGTTGATTACGATCAAGAAAAGCAAGCGACAAAGCCACGCACAGGATTTGTGCAAGTAGACTTTATGCCAGGCGATCCAGGTTGGATGAAAACGTATTACCATTCCCCTAGCGAAACAGAAAGCAAATACAAAGGTGTGTTTCGTAATCTTATGATTGCTACTATTTCCGCAGTACTTGATCGCAAAGACTCAGAAGAAAAAATAGACGACGGACGCCCAGTAGAGAGCGAACGCTGGATGTGGAGCCCAAGTGACGGGCTTGTTCGTGTAAAGAGAACACCAGTACCAAAAGCAAACGGCCAAGGCTACACAAAGAAAAACAACAACGAAATAATTACATCAGTTAAAGATGCTCCAGGTATTGCAAAGGCACTTAGACTAGACGGCCCAGAAGACCTAAACTCATATGAAAGTTTAAAAGCCGCAATTGAAAAGAATTATGATGCTGCAACTGTAGATAGTATCTTAAATAGTTTTGTTAAGAATAGACAAGTACAAGACATTGGCGTTCCAGACGACATTGCAGATAGATTAGAACCCAAGCAAGAAAGTTTAGCAGACAAACAGTTGAACAGAATTAAACAGTTAATTGGTAATACATAATGAGATTATTTGAAATAAAGTATAATACATTCCGTCCACTAATGGAAGCGGCACGTATTCAACACGCAGAAGATATTATATTCTGGGAAGGCAGTCGCGGCGCAATGCGAGCCCTTGAAGCTCTTAAGAGTATGGAGCAAGGCGGACACGAAGAAGTTACACTCAAGTGGGACGGAAGCCCTGCTATTATATTTGGTCGTGATGAGAACGGTGAGTTTATTCTTACAGACAAGAGTGGCTTTACTGCAAAAGGTTATGACGGCAAGAGCAAGAGCGCAGACGACTTAGAGCAGATGTTCCTTAACCGCAGCGGCGGCAAGAACAGAGACAATCCAGACTACGTTGCATTTGCACAACGCATGTCATCAGTGTTTCCATTGTACGAAGCAGCAGTACCTAAAGACTTTAAAGGTTTCTTTAAAGGAGACTTGCTATACTTTACTACACCGGAAGTGCGTGAGAAGAACTATGTGTTTAAACCTAACATTGTTGAGTATGCAGTAGACGTAGATTCTGATCTAGGCAAGCGTATTGGTGCAAGTACCACAGGAGTTGTTATTCACAGAGAAGTAGATGCAGAAGGCAATGAAGGCCCGCTACAAAACGCAGAGATCTTCCAAGGTAAAGATGTATTCGTTGTTCCTTCAGTAACAGTAGCACAGCCTGCGCAAGTAGATAACCAAGAGCTTGCACAACTAGAAGCAGTGATCAAACAAAACGCTGCTGGCATAGACGAATTACTAAATGCACAAGCATTAAAAGCAATGCAACTGAGCGACTTTGCAACTGTATTGTATACATACACCAACAGTAAAGTAGATACAGGGCTAGACAACTTAGGCGCAGACTTTGCAAAGTGGTTAGAAGCTCGTCCACAGATCAGTGATCGCAAGAAAGCAAAGATATTAGAATATATTAAACAGCATATGAATGCTTGGACTGCACTTTGGAATACAGTGCAGACATTAATGAAAGTCAAAGATGATGTTATTCGTCAGTTTGATTCTCATGATGCTTCAGTTAAACAAACTATTCCAGGATACGGTGATGGCGGCGAAGGCTATGTGTTAGCACACCCTGAGGGTGATATTAAACTAGTGCCACGTGAGTTCTTTACTAAAGCAAACAGAGCAGTACAAAGATAAGGAAACTAAAATGACTAACATGAGAAACTTAATGGAAGCAGTAGAGGCTATGTACGAACAGGAAATGTGCCCAGAAGCATGCTGCGGCAAACCTGTAACAGAATGTACATGTGGACCAGATTGCAAACATTGCGATTGCCACGCAAAGAACAATATGAATGAAGCTGATAACTTTGATCTTACACCAGAACAGCGTAAGCTAGCTAACCTAGGCAGAGTACTAATGGATCAAGCAGCAAAGACCAAAGACGATGCACTATCAAATGTTATGGCTAAAGTAGGTAACGAACTAACAAACTACGGCGCACTATTTGGTCCAAAGAGCACTAAAGAACTTGTTGACAAAACTGGTGTTAGCTTATCAGTTATTCAAAAGCTATTGGCATTTGCTGACCAGATTGCTTCAGCAGCAGCTGATCTTGCAAAGGATCATAAAGACAGTGGACTAGATGATACTGA